CAAGATAAAACTGCCCAGAGGTGTAAACAGGACACCGATTAGTCCTCTGCGTACACTCTGCGTATGTAAACTGTGTAATGCTCTGGTATATTCTGAGGCAGCCGGCTGTCGCTCTAGATGTGCGTACTCTGTGGCGCCTGTTTATTTCCTCTGCGTAAGTCTTTGATTTCGCCTTCTGTCGACCCTTTTAAAGCATAGACTATACGCAATTTTTAAGTATTTAAAACATTTAGTCGCAAATGTATACGCAATGGTGCGTAAGTGTGCGTAAGCGGTCTCCTACTGCGTTATATGACTATACCTGAAACAGGCAGTCGCAAGACTGACTTTAACCCTAGAGTGTAATATCTACATAGCAGGCATTTACAAAGCATGTTTCATAGTTGATGTGTGTAATATGTAAGTATGCTTTCATCTGGTCTCTAAGCAAGATGAGACGCTAAGCGCTCTCAATACGCTAACAGATAGAGGTTATATAAGAGTTGCTGTTATACTGTGTAGAGGACGCTGAAGGTAGTTCCCGTCCTCGTGGAAAATCGGCGTCTCTCTGAGCAAACTGCAAGGGTTCTTAGATAGTCTCGAATATAATATAAACTAAGAGGGGTCTGTTTATTTGTCTTTATAGTCTTTAGGATTATATGTCGCCATGAAGTCTTTGTATATCTCTGCTATCTTGTCGTTTGATAGTGGTGGTTTGAGGTGCCAATCTAGTTCTTCTTCTGTCTTAGGTGGCGTATCTACTATGGATTGTAGTCGTTGTAGTTCTTCTGTTAGTTGTTCTAGTTTAATATTAACTAAATCTATCTCTCTCTGGTACTTGTCTTTGAGTTCGTTTATCTTTCTTTGATGTTCTATATTGGTTATATCTGGCATTAGTTCAAGAATATCTTGTCTCCTTGCATGGTTACTTTACCACCGGCATTGACTGTGTAGTCGCCTTGTGTTATAATATTGGTATCACCACCTACTATCATGTTCATATTGTCTGAGCAGTTGGCGTTTATTCTACCATCTAATACATTTATATTTAAATCCCCTTTGTCAATTTGAATATTTATGTTACTATTTTTCCCCACAACAATATCATAATTGTTATCCCTCGCTTCATCTTTGTTTACAAATATCTTGTATCTGCCATTGAGTGTTACTATCTGGTCTTCTTTAATGTTTGTATATGATGTGCCTTCTACTCCTATAATATGGTCTGATACAATATGGTCTATTTTTGAGCCATCATACATCATAGCATATCTCGTTCCACTTGTGTGTCGTTGCATAATAGTTTCAAAACCTAGGTTATCATCATACATCATCACATGTCCTGATTCTGTTTCATATACATGTCTATTAGGATAACAGTCTGACGGTTCAGGCATTTCAGGCATACTCCATGAATCTTTAGTACCACCAATAAATGAGTTCATTAGTTTTGCTACACCAAATATATTAGTTGTTGATTTCTGTGGTATTGATATACCTTGGTCACCTAATACTGTCTTAGCAGCGGTTATAGAATCTTGTCCTATATTTTCAACAGTTGATGTTACAACACCTGTTATTTTATCTGTTACTGTAATTAGAGACCCTTGTGAAGCGGCACCACCAACATCACTTAGTTGATTATTAAAACCAGCAATAGCACTTGTTTGTGCTTCAGTTGTTTCTAATGTACCTAATGCCCCTCTGACACCTAATACTGTTGGGTCAATTACAGTTGATACTGAACCTGCAACAACCCCTAATCCAGCGTCCACTCGTTCTTTAGCGGCGTTATAGTTGTTTAATAGTTCAGTTTCGGCAGCGTCAGCAAATAGTGTTTGCATACTCGCTGGATTAATTACATCTAATTTAAATTGTCCTGTATCAGTTAAACCTACTTGTTTTAAACCAGCCGATGTTAATGCATCCGCTGATGGTAAACTAGGTACTTCTAATTGTGCCCTTACTTTACCTGCAACAGTTGATGAGAAGTTTACTGCTGATTGTGATATTTCATCTACTGATAGACCTACATTGTTCTTTAAGAAACTAGTACCGGTTTCTGTTACACTATCTACAAGTTTATTAGCACTCTCTGTAAAACCATTTAATGTACTACCTACACTACCTAATACATTCGCCCCTATGACTTGTCCTACAGCAGATGTAATAATATCTGCAACAAGACCAAAGAATGAACCACCACCTTTAGATATAAAGGCACTAGCAAGTTGCATAGGTTCTACTACGGCAGTACCTATTTGTTCAAAATTTTTGATGTTTGCCTTATCAGCAACAGCACTAGCATGTTCTGTTAGTGTAGGATTAAATGAATAATCATCTCTTGTTGCTAGTTGATTTGTATCTGGTGAATTTATATATCTAGGAAACTCACCCTTTGGGTCATAGAAACCTTTCTCTGTGTCTGCTAGTTCAGCAGGATAACCTGGTAGTGAACCCATTACAACAGGTTCTTGTCTGTCTTCTCCGTCTCTAAAGAATCCGAATACATGTGAACCTTCTACAAGTCCTGTAGGTGATTGACCTATGCCTGATATACCTGCTGATGTAACAGGCAACATGACTTGTGCCCAAGGTAAATCTGCTGTAGGTAGTTCTTCTTTGTCGCCTGTGTGATGACCGAAACATCTAACACGAACACGACCAATTAAATATGGGTCATCTCTATCTTCTACTACACCATAGAACCAGATGAAACCATCCATTCCTATAAAATTATTTGACTTCACTTCATTCATGATTCATCTATTGTAAATTGATTATAGTCATAACCTTGTACCAAGGTCATATCACTATTTAGTACCTCTTTATCATTAGGTATATACTCTGTGCCTACACTATCTTTAGCACATGTTAATGTCATTGTATGTATTCCTTGTGGTGTTGTTTGTGCAAGATGTCTTACTTCTGTTACAAGATAGTTGCCTGATAAGAATGGGTCTATAAGTAAATCATTTTTTCCTTCTGGTATATTACCTGATAGTGTTGTGAATTTAATTACTGAACCAGCTGTTACAGCAGTATTACCTGGCACTACTAGTTCAATCACAAAAGAATTAAAGGCGTTCTTTTGTGCCTTACTTTTTTGTAATGTGTTTTCTATGTCTGCTGTTCCAATAGGTTCTTTATCTTTTGTTTCATGGTGCATACCTATTGCTGATGATGTAAACATATAATCTGCCTCTGGAAAGTCTGATAACAATTTACCTTCTTCATAATTATATACAGGCATTATACTTGTGTATGGTGAATCAGGAAATTGTTCTTGACCCATATGATTTGATTTAGTATATTCATGAGGATAACTAAAGTCTACATTTTTAAATTCTTTTGTAAATGCATTGTAAGTTACTAATCTACTTGCATAGGTACCTTGTTTAATGTTTGATAATGTATCGAATCTTTTTAATATATTAAATTCAAATACTTTAGTCATATTACCCTTAACACCATCTTTTGTATCATAGAGTTGACCAGAATCTACCTTAGGTGAATTAGAATACTCTATCACAGGTTCTTTTGCTTTACCGGCTGTATTAGATATCATTGCCTCTAAAGATTTAAAATTAAAACCATCTGATGTTTCCCAAAAGAAGAATCCAGAGTTTTCAAATTTCTCTGATACTGATTCTTTACCTAAAAACTTTATAGTATCTAATGGTGATTTCTTAGGTATAACATACTTAACAACAGGTGTTGTTGTCTCGAATAGAAAATCTTTTTGTGTTTTAAGAAAGTTTCTTAGTATAACATTTACTGTCTCATGTATAGGACCTTCAAATGCTCTACATAGTTTTCTTTGATTGTCTCTTATTCTTTCCTTACTATAAAAATCTAATGCATACACTCTAGCATTTTGATTAGGGTTTGATATATTTCTTATCTTGTTTACCCACATTGGAAATGTTTTAAAATTATAACCTCTAGGAGATTCATCTTCTAAAGTAAATCCAGGTGTATGTAATGTAAACTCTAGTATCTCGTTGCCTGTTATAGGTAGTCTATCTAATAAACCACCGGCGTCTACCATAACTAAAGTGCCTGATAGTGTGTTGTAATTTATACCTTCAAAGATTTGTATTTCTTGTACTGCTTCTCTGATATCTATTCTTAATGGTTCGTTAGTGCCTAATTCACTTTGATATGTAGCAAGAAAAATCTCTGTTGATAATGTAAAATCACCTGCCTTAGGAGCATTTTGTGTAGTCATAAATTATTTACCGATTAAAGCATTAAATTCACTAAGAAATGTAGATAGAAATCTTGGGTCTAATAGTTTTATCAATCTTTTCTTGTCTTGTAGTCGTTGTTCATATTCTCTATTAGATACTGAAGTTGCACCTGATGTTGTACTATTAACTTCTACTTTGTGTGTATAATCATCTGGTCCATTACCTGATAACTTACCACTTGATTGTGTTATCTCATAATGATGTATGCCAGCAGGATTAGAATACTTATCTTTTATAAACAATTCAAATTCTTGTTCTGACATTGGCCAATCATAGTATCTATCTGTTATATTATTTGTGAGTAATATTACCCAATGTAACTCTGGATTACCAAAGTGTTTAAATGCAATAGTTTCAGGTGTCTCTCCTGATTTTACATCATACTTATTATATAAACTCATCTCATTTATAATTTTGTCTCTGACTTTAACTCTTTTCATTATATCTGTTACAGTCTTATAGGTAGTCTTATCAAACCCATATTGCATTTTACCAAATTTACTGAAGTACATTAATAACCTCCTGCAACATTTTTCTTAGTGAGTACTAACATTTCTTTAAATGTTAGATTAATTTTAATTATCTGTGGTGAAGCACCTTGGTCATCAGGTTTTAATGTTGTAAACTTCTCACCTGGTGAGTAATCTACATCCATAGATTCTAGTACACATTTTGCCACTCTAGGTATATAATTGTTATTACCTTTTCTGTACATATATTCTATTTCAAATTGTGAAGGTGTTATAAAAAATGATTCACCTTCTGATAAAGCAGGATGCATATGAAATTTAAATACTTCTATAATCTTATGTGCTTGTTGTAGTTCTTCGTTATTCTTAGGTGCGAATGTAAATGGGAATGTAAAACTTCTAAATGGCACACTTTCAAATGCTAACTCCATATTTGGGTTTGTAGTTTTACCAAACGCCCTAGTTGTTACAGCACCTATACCAGGTGATATTACTTGCATAGCACTTGATAACATACTAGCAAGTCCTGCCCCACCGGCACTCAACATTTGTGTAAAGTTTTCTGCACCTGCAAGACCACCTATCATACCTGTTTCTGCATCCGTATAGTTTGCCTTATAACCAAAAGTAGTTGTTGCTGGTGTATAAAGTATAATTGATTGTGTTATCTTTTTATGTGTGTGAGAGAATTTATCTCTAGGTTTAGCATTTATTTCTTTTGCCTTCTCTTTTGTTTGTGCTGGACTAGGTACTGAATTTATAATTGACTTAGCGGCGTCTGTTGATGAACCATCATTATTAAAAAAGAATCCCAGGTAATTAGAAGCTGCACCTTTTACTAAATTTTTTTGTTTCTTTTCTATTGCCTTAGTATTTTCTTTTATTGCTTGTGCCTGTTCTTCTGGTGAAGCTGTTGTTTCTTTTGCCTTTGTACCTTTTTCAGCTTCAATTGCTGTTAGTGTGTTTTCATATATGTGAAACTTCATGTAATGACCATCACCTAACTGACCTACTTCTTGTGGGTAGTAATTATAAGTGAATGATAATGGGTCTGCCTCTAGTGGTGTTAAATCACTATCTTTTAAATTCAATTTAGATGACTGTTTCATACGAGCGCCTATCATCTGTGCTGTTTCGCCTTGTGTACTATTTGACTGTCCAAATAAAAGATTAGACATGTTTTTAATTATACTCATAGTTACCTCTCGTTATCAGTTATATTTATAAGATAAATAGTCATATGATATCATCAAAAAAGAATAAAACTTACAAAGCACCTCATCAAGGATTGTTTAAACCTAAGAATCCTAAGAAATATGTTGGCAATTCAAGTAATATACAATATCGTTCATCTTGGGAAAAGAAGTTCATGAAACATTGTGATAACAATCCACATATAATTCAATGGGCAAGTGAAGAAATGTATGTACCATATCTAAGTCCTGTTGATAAAAGAATACATAAATACTATCCTGATTTTATTGTTAAGATGTCTGATGGTAGAAAACTTATGATTGAGATTAAACCGGCTGTTCAATGCAAACCACCTAAAGTTACCTCTCGTAAGACTAAAAGATACCTTAGAGAGCAATTAACTTTCATTAAGAATATATCTAAATGGAAATCTGCAAAAGAATATTGTTCTGATAATGGTCTTGAATTTGTTATAATGACCGAAAAAGAATTAAATATTAAGCATTAAGTGCCATAGCGTCAGCAGATGTAGATTTAGGCACAGTAGGATTAACTGCAACAGCTGTATTATTATTAGTGCTGTTTGCAACATTAACAATATTACTAACTGCACCATCTAATTCTTGTTGTTGCTGTTGTTGTTTTAATCTTTTAAGTTTATCATCAGAAGATTCAGTTTTGTTTAATGCAGCCATAGGGTCTTTATCTGGTTCTATTGCTGATTTTCTACCTGCTCTTTCTTCCATGATTGCCTTTTCTTCATCATCACTTGCACCACCTAAGAATGAAGGTATTGCCATGTATATATCATCAAACATATCTTTGAAGAAATTAGGTATTGTCTCTGTAAAGAAATCAGATATATCATTTATTATACCCATAAAGAAATCTTTTATTTCAGGACCAAATTCCACTAGAGTTGCTACAAGACCAGCAATAGTAGCACCTATTAGTACAAATGGATTCGTAAGTACTGATAATACATCAAGAGCAAATTTTGCTTTATCTATAACAAACTGTTTTGTTTTTAGTGCTAATTCTTTAATACTAAATTTACGGAGTTTTTCCATTATTTCAGCTCTTTGTTTAAAGAGTTTTATTGCACCTGTTATAGGTTTAGCAAATGAAACTAGAGTTTCTTTTGTATCATTTATTGAATCTTTCAATGTCGTAAATCCTTCTAACAATGGGGCAGGTAAGAAATCTTCTGCACCAAGTCCACCTTCGCCTTTTATTTTCTTTTTACTACCTAATGTTTGTGATTCTTTTCTATCTTTTTCTTCTAGTTGTACTAATTTCTCTATTCCTCTTGCTATTTCTTCTTCATTGCCATTTGAATCAATAAGTTGTTGTACTTTCTTTTCTTCTCTTATGATTTCTGTTTGTGTATTTAGATTTTCTTTTTGTTTCTTTTGTAGTTCTTCTTGATTTATAAATTGCACTCTGTCATTTTT